GAGATTTTGCGTAAGCATCCCAGCAAGGTCGAACAGCTCTTTGCGCATCCCCTTAACCGCCTCTGCCTGCGCCTCAGCAGCCGCCTTGGCTTGGGATTCCATCCCTCGCTCAGCCTGGGCGAGAATATCTACAGACGTCCCCACCACATCCACGCCTAGCGTCATCGCAGCCTGCTGGCGAAACTCCTGAGCCAAGCCTGGACGCTTGGAGATGGCCTGCCGAAGCAGGCGCTCTCCACGAAGGCGATAGGCATCATACGTGAGACGCCCTTGGTCACGCGCCGATTGATAGCGCTTTAGCTGTCCACTCAGATTGGAGATTTCCTTCTTGTCCTCTTCAGTGAGAGGAACAGAATCGTCTTCCTGAGTTGCAATGGCTGCCGGAGAGCCTACGAGGTATTGAGTTCGTAGACCCTCCAGCTCCTCATTCAGATTGTCCTGGGCAATAGCCACGTCAATCTGCATTCCGCCTTTAGCTAGTCCAGCCAAGATGGTGGAAGCTGAGTCGTCCTGTACTCCCGGTCGGATATAGTTGTTGGGATTCACATCCCCAATTTGGCGACGAATGTCCGCCATTAATTACTCTCCTCGGTAGTTGCTTCCACATACGTGCTGTGGATGATTTCTTTCAGACGCGGGTTGTTCTTCACGAACGGAGCATTTTCCAGATACATCAGAGCCTCCGGACCCTCTGCTCCCATACGGCCTTTCAGAACGTCCTGGGTGATGCGATTCACCAACACCTGTTCAGCACTCTCGCGAGACGTGAGGGCATTACGCAGACGAGTGTTAACACGCTCACTGACGTATTCAGCCTCATCGGGCTCCAGCACAGAGTAGAGCAGGCCGCGCTGCCTAACCCACTGGTCCAGCATGTTGTCAAACACAGCCTGGGAAGGGGCTTCCCTATCCAGCTTGGTGGTGAACAACAGCAAGTCCTTGTAGTAGGTGTCGGCTACATCATCCAGCGTCTTCTGAGCAAAGGCGGGGTCACTCTTATACTGCGCATGGAATTCATCCATGGCAGCGTACAAGCTAGCCCGGTCCTTGGTCTGGATGCCGAACAGCGTATACAGGGCTCCTTCCAAGAAGCCAGCGTAGCCTTCGCTCACTGTACCTCCGGCACTCACCCAGCCGTCCAGCCTATCGGCCGCACGGGCTGCAATCATCCGGTCTACGGACGAAGCTGCAATCCCACCGCCCTGCATCATCAGTTCTTTGACCCGTTCATCGAACGGAATATCATCGTAGTCTTGGAGCTGAGCCAGGGAGATGTTCTTCACCTTGTTCAAGAATTGAACCAGCTTGGAAGCCTTTTCACCAGACAAACCACCCAACGTGAGCAGGTTGCCATTGGACAGAGCCATCAGACGCTCAATCATGAATTCGCTACCACCACCCGGAGCAAAGCTGTCGCTCAGAGCAAACTCCGGAGTGTCCGGACCAAAGAGCTTTTTCAGCACTTCATTGCCCATGTAATCGAACAGCAGTCCAGATACAACCGCCTGGGTAGTGGGGTCTTGCCATGCAGCGGCCAGATTGTTCTCCGGGTCTTGGGCCTGAGCCTCATTGACCTTCGTATCAATGGCACGATACATAGCGTCCGTGTAGGCAGTGGCCCTACGGCCAAACAGAAGGAACTGAGCAAACACCATGCCGGCCTTCTCGCTAGCAGTGATGCTACGAGAGCCCCCAGCCCATTCCGGCAGCATTAGCTGCATCATCTTCTGCTGGAACGACACGAACTGGAACACGTTCTTGAACCATCCACGCTGATAGCCAAAGCCCAGCTCCGGAACCATGTTGCCAGTGACCTCCGCCACCTTACCCACCAAGCTACGCACATAATCCACGTCGCTAAGGTTAGCAATCTTGGCAGCCTTGTCCCTATTGTAGAGGGTCAGGAAGGTTACAATCTGGTTGATGTTTTCTCCAGCCTCAAAGCCTACGGAGGACAAGCGTCCAAACGTCTGCTGGTCTAGCGTAGAAGCAAATCGTCCAACGCTACGGGACACAGTGCCCTGATTGATGAACGAGGCGCTTTGGCGCATACGAGCTTCAGCAGCAGAACGAACAGAAGAACGCATCTGGCTATGATGTCCCACAGCAGAAGTCAAGCCGCTATCAAAGATGGTGTCTACCACCTTCTCCAGCTCTGCCGGACTCATGCCGGGAACCATGCGAGCAACACTCTTCAAAGCTGCTTGGTATTCAGCTCGATTCAGAGCAGCCGCTCCCTCCACAAGCTGCATGGAGCGCAAGCCCATCAGCAGCTCCACACCCGTGCTTTGTGCAGCGGCTGCGGCCCAGCTCTTCGGACTAACCCCCAGCATCACCAAGCTCTGAGCTGCCTGTAGAGCGAATTGCTTCAGAGGCGAGGCTGCAATAGCTGTGCGATGGAGGAATCCCATCACAGCAGCGGCAGGGTCAGCTCCTCGCGCTGCCCTATCAGCAGCCTTCTTGCTGAGGAACTGGGCTCCAGGCACTCCACGCTTAGCCAGATTGTCCAGGAAGCCGGAAGCTCCCAAGAACAACTGAGACATAGTTTGGTCCACCATGTCCGGAGTACGCAAGAACATTTCAATCTGGTCCAGATAGGCAGAAGCCTTCTGGTATTGAGCGCGCTTGCCTGCTTCAAAGACCAACGGATTACTCACCGGGTCCGGCAGGGCACGCATGTCTTGCAGCTTCAGCCCTTCAGTCTGTACGTAGTTGTAGAGCTTCTGGCGCATGTTCTGAGCCAGCTCTCCCTTGGTGACGCTCTGTCCTACGATTTCAAAGCCGCGAACCAGAGCTTCAATCGGGTCCACCAGAATATCGCCGTCAGCCTTGCTGAAATTACGCAGTGAGCCGCCGTTGCGCTGTCCATAAACAGGACCTCCCATGTTGACGTAAATGTCTTCCATCACAGCTCCGCGATGGCCTACATCAGCCAAGGAGCGGTCGAAGTCGTAGCCGAAGCTAACGAAACGTGCCGTACTTCCCCTCTGCGCCTTTCTATTCAGCACTCCCTGCTTCTTAGCAACCACAGCACGAGCCTCCGCTTCAGTACGAGCAAGGCCCAATGCCATGCGGTTGCCGTTGCGAGTGGTGCCATAGACAATGAAGTTACCCTCCCACATGTGTGGATAGTAGCCGTTCACTTTGGTCACTACATTGCGAGGAAGTCCAAGAGCCTTGGAGCCCTGGCGAGCATCCACAAGGACGTGGGCTGCTTCGCTGGTTCCCTTGCCAATAATGGGAGTGCGTAGACGTGCGAGCTGTCCGCCTTCCTTATAGAGCTGCGTGATTTCCTGGGGCGACATGCGAACGAAGGTTCCAGTGGACGAGTTGTACACGTCCAGGTCCTTGCGTCCCGTAGTTACGGAAATATCGCTCAGAGCATCCTGCTCCCTAAGCACCTTGCCAAATCCAACACGGCCAGTAGGACCATGAATGTCCTGCAAGCCTTGGCGGAACATGCTAGTGCGGGTTTGAGTGTTCACCGCATCGTACAGAATATCCGTAGCATTGCGATAGCCGTAATAGGCTTTCACTCCGTCTTCTTTCAGGCCAAAGGCACGAAGCTCCTTCGGACTATAGATGGTGCCCCGTCCAGTGGACGATTTGATTTTCTCTCCGTCCTTAATCACCTTATTCAGCAGGCGAGATTGCGAATTGTCCAGAGACGCCACTTCCTTCACCAAGCCAATGGTTAGGGCATTCCAGCGAGTACGCTGTCTTGCAGACAGGCTCATATTGTCCAGAACATTCTTGCTGAACACAGAGCCAGGGTTGGTCCACCCCAATCCCAACTTCTGAAACACCTTCCAACGAGAAGGAGCAAAGGTTAGGTTGGAAATGTCCTTGTCCCCAAACACCAGCTTATGGAACGTAGTAGGCGCGCTCTCATAAGTGCGGGAGTCTTTGGCCTGGAGGAAAAATTCTCCACGAGTCTTGCTGTTAACGTTAGCAGGAGGAGTGATGAGCTTGCCCGTCTTCTTGTCACGCATGACAATCTCAACAGCAGCATCCTTACCAAACAGGTTTTCCACTTGGTCCAGCTTGGCCTTCTGAGCCGAGCCCAGAGTGCCCCAGCCCTTATCCTTGGTACGTCCAAAGACTGCTGCAATATCCACCGTGCTTTCTGCTCCCTCAATCACCGTTTTGTCAAGGTGAAGAGTAGAGCTAGGACGCTGGGAAAATTCTCCAAACATCCTATCGATTTCTTTCATGGCATCGGCACGCTCAGCAGCCGTGTAATTAGTACGGCCTGAGACGCGCAACATGCTTTCCCGGATTTCCAACTGCCGAGCAATCATCTCCTGGATGCCATTCACCGAGCCTTCTCGAAACGCCTGAGAAGACGACGGAAGGAAGTTCTCGATAATGTCCTCTCCCGTCATGTCTGCAAGGCGAGCCCGGAGAGCCGGGTTTTGCAATGCATCCACTAGCTGAGTGCTAGCCATCTGAGGAGATACATGGGACAGATGCTTCAAGCTCTTGGGCAGGAACTTGCCTCCAAATTTAATAGTGCCCTTGGCAACAGAACCCACGCCAACGATGTCCAGCAGAGAGCCAGCGTTATCCATTACAGTGGAAGGGTCTACAAACCCAACAGAGGTGCCAGGGTACAGAGGAACACTCTTAGAAGTCTCCTTGCCATAGATGTCCGTGTAGAATGCTTCACTAAGAACGTGAGAGGTTACCCAATCGTTGCCGTCCTTGAACACCCCACCAGACGGCTTCAGGATTCTCAACACCGTGCCGAGAGCTTCCACCTTCTGTTCTAGGGGCAGGCCGTCGATGTGTTCGCGGATTTGACGGAGAGCATCCCCCAGCAAGACATTTCCTGCCACGGAGTTAACAGCATCTCGATTCAAGCCCAGAGCATCGAAAATCTTCATCACCGGGGCCTGGAATCGGAACGGAACCAGCGTAGCGGCGAAGTTACCTATCCCAGCCCCTTCATTGGCCTGCACATAGGCATAGTTCAACAGGGCTTGATAGCCTAGCTGAATCTCTTCTTGGGTCAGGTCCGTGTCTACCAGCGGTTCGATATTCTCGGGCAGGTCTTCGATGTAGTCCGTAGCAGCAGCAAAATCCTCATCTCCCTCGTCCGTATCCTCATACGCCTGGGTAGCCCAATTGGCGTTATGGAGAGCTTGACGGGTAACAAGGTTGGCATCGAAGGCGCGGAAGCCTTCCATCTGCTTAGCCACCTGCAAACGGGCTTCTACGCCCTTCAGAGGGTTGCCCAGCTCGTCCAAGACAATCTGCCGCTTGACGGCCTCGTCTTCCTCTCGGATGCCCGTAAGGAGCTGCTGAACGGCTGCCACGGGAATGTCCGTGGAAAGAGCCTGCATCACAGCTTCCGGGGTGATGGGGGGAAGCCCAGACCCCAAGCCAGCCATATTGTAAATGTCGGCTCCATGTTCTGCCGCTCCCAAGGTGGGGGGCAACACATCCCTCTCATCGTCCGCCAGCGGGTCTACAAGGCCCGTACCCAGAGGGTCTAGGAAGTCCTCCGTCTCCTCCACGGGAAGCGGAGGAGGAACGAATGGCGCGGCCTCAGAGCCCTCTTGTCCCGGCAGGGGAGCTTTTACACTCGCGGCGTACAGAGTGGCTTCGGCGTCATCCAGGACAGCTTGGACAGGACTTCCGTTCCCATCCAACTTTTCCACTGGGCCTAGCTGAAGCTGCTGTTCATTTGCCATTAGTTAGTTCCTGTTGAATCAGGCGCGGGGCCTCCGTAGATGCTCCCAAACGAGCCTGCAATCTGTCCAATAGTTTGTCCCATCTGAGCCTTCTGAATGTATCCAGCCGCCTGTTGATTAGCTACGCTTGCAGCCTGAGACAGTTCGGCGTTCTGGTCAAGGAAGCTCAGGTTCTCGCCTGTACGGCTCTGGATGTTGGCCGTAGAGCCCATAGCAGCAGAACTACCAAACAAGCCTGTATTGGCTGCCTGCGCTTCCACAGAAGCTCGTGCCACACGTCCAGCCCGGACGGCATTACGGCGCTCCCTAGCGTTGGCAATGTCTGCTTGTCGCTGTTGCGCTCGTAGACTTCTAGCCTGGGCTTTAGCAGCCTTGCGCTGCTGTACGCCGGAATAAACGGCAGCAGCCGCAACGACTACAGCCGCAGTGATTGCTGCCATATCAAAGCTCCTTCATATACGAGGACTCCGTTTGCTGGTAGCCCATAAAGCGATACAACTTATCCACCCCTGTGGGGCTGGTGCTAAGACTGGACAATACCAATACCTCAGCACCCTCTTCTCTCATTGCTGCCTCAGTAACGGCCAGCATTTCTTTAGCAAGAGTAGTGCCACGATGCTCAGGCTCAATCCAGAACATGCGCTCCACGGCAATCGTCTTGTCCAGGGTAAAGGGAAGGGGAGCATAGAGCGCTCCCAGCATCCCAATCACTTCCCCTGATTCCACATGCTCAGCTACAATCAAGTAGCCATTATCAATCATTCCAAAAGCGTCGATGGAAGCCGCGTCCTCGTTATACTCAGCCAGCCTAGCAAACGGAGTGGTGGCATAAAACTTACGGCCCATCTCCAGGAGAACGTCCACATCCTCCTCAGTTGCCAAACGCAGGTTATACTTGAGAACGTCCGGAGAATTTGGTTGCCCAACCATAGAGATAAAAATCCTTATCGCCGTCAGAATACATATAGATTCGCAAGGACTTACCACTGCCCGTAATGCGATTCCTCGTAGTTATTACTTCATGCCCGTAGTTGATGGGCTGTCCAATTTCCAAAATATACGGCCTAGTGAGTCGATATGCTTGAAATGCTTCTTGCCACTTGCCGCTATCCGAGTGGTCGCTCCAATCCCAACGGCACTGAACAAACATCCCCGAGGGATTGTCTGCCTTAGCTTCCCCAGAGCCATTGTCAATTGCGGTAAGCTCAGTGCGCTTGAAATGCATGAAGAGATAAGGAGCTTCCTTACGGCGAGCCACGTCTCCCATGATTTCATCGCCAGTGAGGCAGTAGGACAGATAGCTGGTTCCCATTCCATCGGAACTAACCCAATCTCGGAGAGAAGGGTTTCGATAGTAAGCAAAAGAAACGGAAGCGCTATTAGTATCTGGGTCGATGAATTGCACCGTCAGATATTTGGTAACGCTGTCCCCTCGATTACGGATGCCCTCTTGGCGTAGCAGGAAGTCCGGAGTCTCCAGATAGCCCGCGATGTAGGGGGAAGGTTCCGAATGCGCTGAGATGCTGTTTTTATAGAACGCCTCCAGCACCATGTCCAGCACAAGCTCTTTGTTATACTTGTTTCTGAACGTACTACCAGTGTAGTCCTCTTGGTCGTTGTACATCCAGGTTACTCGACGGTTAACTGGGTCAAACGACCCAACGGCAGTCGTCTTGCTAACTTGGTCGATAGAATTGTAAAGCGTCTGAATGGATTTCTCAGTGATATTGGTGGCGTTCAGTCGCCCCGTAGCTTCGTCCGGAGCCAGGAGATAAATCCCACCACGGTTCCAGTATAGCGCGCTACTTTCAGTATCCACGATTGAGGTGCCAGAAAGGACACCAAAGTCAGTAAGCTTGACCACTTGAAACGAAGTGCCACGGAAGCCTCCCTCATCACCCATGATGGCCCAGATACCTTGCTCAGCGAACACGAGCATCTGGTCGCCCTTGGGCATCAATCTATAAATTTGTCCAGAATCCGGGATGTTGATGAAACCGCCATCAGTGTCCACCAGCTCGCTGTCAATCTCACTGGTCGGGTCAGCATCCTGATGTGCCTGTCCAGCATCTCCCACACTACGTAAAACCCTGCTGTAGAACACGAAGCCGGTGTAGTTGGGACGAGTTGTGGTAGGGGCAGACACTACAGACTTACAGCCTGCATAAAACACTCGTTGGAAACTGAAGGCCACACAAGACGGATACCCGGTTTCAATGTCTGCTGGAGTGGTTAGACCAGAGGCGGCATTGCGACTAGTGGACCTAGCGAATGCATCAATGATGAAACGACCTTTCGGAGCCGGAGTGGTTCCGAAGTCTTGCTTGTTCAACAAGGCAGCCTGAAAATCGTCATTGCTATCTTTGCCAACAAACCACTGCTGCGCGTTGCTCGGATACACCCCAGTGGTGTGATACGAAGTAATCAAAGCCGAAGTCCAGCCTTGATTCAGCAGGTTGTAGTTGTGTTCAGTGGACAGAGAAGCAGGAGTAGTGTTTACTGCCAGTCCATCATCTAGACCAAAGAAATCCCGAATCTTGATGGTGTATTGAGTAATGGATACGGCCCCTGTGCCTGGATTATAGGACAGGTATAGTGGGGCCGAGGTGCCACCAACAACGAACAAATACCCCAACCCGCTAGCCACTTGGATAGGCGTCTTGCCCGTAATGTACGAAGCAAGGTTAACCGTGGCAATCAGATTGGCAGAGATGCTAGTTGCGGAAGCATCAAAAATAAAGAGCTGCTGTCCGGCCTGGACAACAGCAAATTGGTTATTAACGTCGTTGGCTGCATTCTTCCAGCGAAACGACGCCACAGCATCGTCAGGCAGCACTGTGACGCTACGGAGAACGAAGTCGTCCTCAAAGTCCATCCCCAGCCTGCGCTGTCGAGAACCGTCTCTGTTTAGGACACAGTTCTCTTCATCGAGAGAGGCATTCTCTGGATAGGTCAGGGGACCGGCTTCAGTGACGATACCCCTAACGAACGTGTTGTAAGTTTTTAGGGTAGATGCCTGAGCCATGGTGTCCTCTTACTGATTGATAGACTTGGGCGGTCGGCCAGGGCCTCGCCGCTGTTCCTCCGCTGCCTGCTTCATGGTATCATCCACAATTTCAGCGCCACGCTTGCTGATGTTTTCCCACTGCTGAATTTGTTCCCGAGCAGCGACGGTAGAGGTGAACATTCCTTCCAACATAGCGGGCTTCTGACCCCCGCCTTCCCAAACAATGTGGACCAGAGCGGTGCCAGGGGCAGTTTCAATTCGGAGAGCTTTTTGAGTCATGTGCTTTGTCAGCCTGTAAATTGGTTGTTACGATAGCCAGCTCGGCTATATCGTCCGTTGCTTGCAGCCTTGCGGCCATAGTCAGGATAGCGAGTTCCGCCATTCATTCTGTGTTTGTGGCGAGACAGCCAGCTCTTCTGACGAATCGCGTTCTGCTCATCCTTCTGGCTAAACACTTCCTTGACCTTAATGAAGGCCGTGGATTTAGCTTCATTAACCAAGTAGGGGAAGAACTTGGACGGCATGTCAGGGATGAAACTATCCTCCATCTGCCATTCCGGCTCTACAGCTCCGTACACTTGGGTTTTACTATTTTGCAGGATGCTATCTACATCCGAATTCCAGCTATCGAAGACTAGATGTTTGTCATCGAACGAAGTGTAGTAGCTGGGGGCTTCATCATTCTGGATAATCAACGGGGTTCCGTTGTAATCCATCACCGTCACCATGTTAGCCTTGGTGGGGTCTCGACCCATCACTACCGTCAGGAAATCTTCTGGGCACAGATACTTAATGTTTGTGTAATCAATAGGGCCACCAAAAGTATTCCGAGTGTCATACTTCACCCAATCAACTTCTGTAATGTCATCCTCGATTCGCATGTGCGTGGGCTTGTCTGCATCCGCAGAACTGGTAAGCTTAAACAGACGCTTGCTAGACGGCCACAGACGGTCGTTGACGAGGTTGAGAAACGTGCGTTTGACAATCGTAGCAACCTGCATAGCCTCGGTGGTGTCGCCAATGCTATTAACCGGGTCACTGTTCATGTCGGAAAGAATCTCCTGGACCATTTCCAAAAGAGTTTGCTTCATGCTACTTCCCTAAGAAAGGGGAGAGCCGAAGCCCTCCCCCAATGTTGCTTAGATGCTGGTGTACGGAATCACCAGACGCAGCTTACCCGCCGCCGTGATGGTCGGCGTGGTGCCACCCAGAGCCACCTTGATGGTCGCGGCAGCGGCAAGCGGAGTGTTCACCGCCAGAGTGCCAGCCGAGGCAATCGAATAGGTGCCGAGCGCTTCCGCCTGAGCCTCAGAAATCTGAGCCAGACGATTGGTTCCTTCCGAACCCGACACACCGACGTTAATCACTGGGGTGGTTCCGCCCAGAGCAAACGCCTCTCGCACTTCCACCAGAGCATTGCCCACGATGGTAGCACCGGCAGGCAGAGTAGCCTGGGCGGTCAGGTAGTCGGAGCCGGAAATATCCAGCACCAGGAAACGGGTGTCGTCGCGACCACCTTCCACACCGCCGTTACCTTCGTAACGATGGCGCGGGCCGTAGTAGTTGGCGACGCCGTTAACGACTTGCTTAGTCATATCCTAATCCTCCTTCAGATTAGTGGTTGGTCGGGTGCGACAGCACGACGCCCAGAGTTTCCGGACGCTGGCGACCGAAACCAAAGCGAGCGCGAGTGACGTACTCGTTACGAGCCAAATCCTTGTTACGCTCACCTTCCACGGAGGGCATCTGACGCCACGCGCCCATGATGGGGCGGGTGCTATCATCCAGAACGCTCATGAACACGTTGGCGACATAGCCGGCAGCGCTGGTTTCAGCCACACCGGACGGGCCGGTGATGGTTTCAGCAGCCGGAGTACGGGCCAGACGGTTGGAGGTCCAAATATCCCAACCCAGGAGGTTGAACAGGAACTTGTTGGTTTTGGCGAAGCCCTCTTCCAAGAGCTGCTGGAACTGCGGATTGCGGTCCACGTTGAAGGTGGCTGCCAGCTTGTTCAGAGCGGCCTCCGTCACCGGGTCTACAAGGCAGATACGGCCCTGCTGAGGCACGTTCGCCTTATCGAACGACAGCTTCATCTCAATGAAGTCCTGAAGACCCACTACATGCGTGTCGTTGGCAGCCGAGTCAGCAACCCAGCGGTGAGCAAAGCCGTTAACGGCATTGGTGTTGGAGGCAGTCTGGGCAGTGACACCAGCCACATACAGGAACTTCGATTCAAAGTTTTCCTGAATGGCGCGGGTGGATTCCATACCACGCATGGCATGAAGCTGCTCAATCTGCGAACCATCCTGACGCAGCACGTCCGTGATGTACCCAAGTGCATAGTAATGCACTAGACTATAACTTACCCCGAAGGGTTCTCTCATTTAGTCGTTGCGAGTAGCTTTAGTTGTTGGAGTGTTTTATGAATCCTTAGATTCCCCTCCGGGGTGGCTCCCTTTCTCAGAAGGTGTTTGCCGGTTCGGAGGCAGTCCAAAACTAGGTCTGCTTGCTGTTTCTTCATCAACAAATGTTGCGTGAAGAACTCTAGCACTTGCTTACCTTTTGTAACACTAAGCGTTACGGACCATTTGCGCACATCGCGCTGTTCCGTAATAATTCCACCAAAAGCTTTTTGCATAAGAAGTAGGCCAGCGTTTTGGGATTCATGGCTAACCACTGCCAGCTTGAATTCCAAATTTCCATCTCGCTTCCTATAGGAGGAGTGGATGCAACCATCTCCATCTATATAGCCTGCCATCCAGCGACGAGAAGGAAAGTCTTTCTCGCTTGTTCTAGTAGCACGGGCATTCTTCACTTCCTGACGAAGGGCCTTAATGTCTGCTACCGTGGTCTGGGCCACTGATAAGACAAATTCTGCTACATTGCGCTTAATAACCAAGTGCTGCTTAATTTCCTGAATGAACATGCGGGCATTTTTCCCCCGCAGAGACACGCAAAAGCAATTCTTGGAAGGCTTTATTTCTACCCCGTATTCGGCTGCGAGCAGCTCCAGGGGGGCAGGATTCTTTTGGTAGAGGGTGGCTCTAGCATTTATGTAATAAGAGCCGTTTTCTCGCTTAGTGGGGTCGATGTCAAAACTCCCATCGGAGTCGAACAATCCAGCCCAGTATTTGACATTTTTCATGGGATGCTTCCCTGTTAATCCGTCTGCTTTCTCTCGTGTCAGCTCACGCCTCCACGTTATTTAGAGAGATTTTACACGCCCAGTAGTTTAGGCGTCACCGATGTAATCAGTGATGCTCAGGGTCACGGTCGAGGTATCGATGGGCGAGTAAGAAATCGCCTTATCTTCCTCAACGTCCTGGACAGTGGCCGAACCAACGACCTTAATGTTCAGGGTAGTGCCGTTCGGGAAGTCGGTAACGTTGCGATAGAACGTTTCCGGCAGCAGTCCATCATGGAGGTTGGCCAGGATGAAGTCCGAGTACTGCTGAGCCTCGATAAAGGCCACAGTATTCAAGGAAGTTTGCATTTACATCTCCTTATTCAGATTTGGGTGCGACGGCTCGCCACTTCGCAATAACATCCGAGGTCTTGGCCCCGAACATAATGGACTTATCCAATGCGGGGTCTCGGTCTGCGCTACGCTGGGCGGCAAGCACGCCAGTATTTACACTGCCCGGAGTCGTTGGACGCGGGGCAGCGGACTGTCCTTCGGCTCCAAGGAGCTTCAGGGCTGCTTTGGGATTGGTGCGGGCTAGGGTTTCCAAATCCTTAACGGCCATGCCCAACTCCTGAGCACCAGCCAGAAACACATCCTTGGCCTTTTCACCAAACTTAGTTTGCATCGCCTTTTTAAACTCAGCCTCGTTCTGCTGAACCTTCTGGGTCAACTCACGCTGCTGCAAGGCACGGTCCACGACTTGTGCAATATCACCCTCTTCCACGCGAGCAACGGTCGGCTGCTGCTGTTTCAGGTAGTCTTGAACCATTGCGTACACTTCCTCTTGGGCGACTCCTCGGCCCGCCTGCTCTCGCAGTTGCGCATTCTCAGCCTTTAGCTGCTCAATGAACTCCTGAGAGTGTGGCAGGGCTGCAAGAGCCTGTTCCACGGTTGCGTACTTTTTGCCCTCACCTACCAGAGCCTTTACCGAGTCGGGCAGTTGGATGGCGGACGGGGGCGGGGTATCGACAGGCGGGATATGGTCATTAACCGGCTTGTCGTCAAAAATCTCACTCATGTTTTTCCTCTACGCTGGTCAGCAGTTGGATAATTTCTTGGAGGCAACGCTTGTTGCCCACATAATCAGCTTGTAAAAAAGCCCAGCTTGGGCTGTCGTATTTGTCTTTCTTAGCGTGGTCCAGCTCTAGCTGTTCAAGCTTTCCCTCCAGAATGGATTTTAGAATCCTGAGTGTGGGAAGAGAGGAGCGTACTTCTCTAGCACGCTCCGTCTTTTGAGCTTCCCCTTTAGTACCTCTGTACCAATCAGTTAGCATTATTCCTCATCGGGAAGTTCGGGAGCCTCGGGAGGAGTCATGTTGGTCACTTCCACATCCTCCGTTGCTTGGCTCGTCAATTGGGCAGTTTCGTAGCTTTCCGTAACTTGGGCATTATCCATGACCAAATCGAAGCGGTCAAGACCCAAATAGTCTTCAATGAACGCCGCCATCTTCTTTCCAGAGAAGTGAACTCGCACCCCTGGGTCTTGCCACAGAGGGCTGTTCACCACTCCCAGAACATTCTGGATGAGGGTAGCCTGCTGTGCGAAATGGCGTGCCCCAATAGGGCGCAATTTACCGGAGGCGGTAATGTCTTCTTTGGTCACTTCCAAAAAGTCCAGAACGCCAAGGTCATCGTCCATCACCCGAATCAAGTCAGCTCCATCCAGGTTACGTCGAGACAATTCCAGCATGTTGTTCAGTGCCACTTCCAAACCGTTAATTTCAAAATACTGAATTTTGTTTTGGAAAATGCGAGAAGCTGCCATTTCAAGAGTCTGCACTTCAAAGGCAGTTTTCTCTCCTGGAGTACGGATGCCCATGGCCTGCTTAGGGGCACCTGCCATCTCTTCCATTTTCAGCTCGTACATGGCAATCTGGTTTTCGGCGCTAATAACGCCGTTCAGATTCTTGCCAAGCTCCGTGATGGTGCCGCCCTCCTGAAGTTCAATTTCTGCCCCTGGAGCGTACTCAAACTCTTCTACGTTGCCGGCAATCACCAGAGGCGGGTGCACTGCCAAATCCATAGCATCGGCCTTCAGATTCTCCAGATGGTCAATGCGATATTGCATTCCCACTAGATTATCCAGAGGACCCATGGCGTAGGCATTGTCTGGGCGCAATCTCCAGCCAACATGCCCTTTGAGACTCTTACCATGCCACGACGGATTTGCAATCTGCCTCACCACCCAGCATCGGTCAATGACAGTGATGATTTGATTGCGATGAAGCTTGCCAGTTTCGTAGTCATAAATGCTGCCTTCAAATTCCAACACCTCTACGTATCCACTGGTGAGATACGAAGAGAAGGTTTGGAACCCATCCAGTTGATAGGCCGTCAGCTTATCCAGGTCCTCGGTCGTGAGGCCATAAGATGACGGATTGACTCGCAACAAACCAGCTTTGGCGATAATTTCCCGGTTGTACTGCATCTCCGGATAAATTTCTGCTTCTTCTGCCAGCTCCCCAAACGTTTTCATCGCTCGGGTAATTTTCCAGCTGTCGTAAAAAGAAGCCGCCTTGGAATCAAATACAATGTCCAGAGGAGAGATGCGAACCAGCTTAGGTCCTATGTACCCAGGGATAGTTTCCCCGCTGTCGGGGTTCGTGCTGGTTTCATTGACGTACACTGTATCGAAAAAGCAATTGCCATAATCGATAAAGTCGTAGAGCAACTGACTAACCGTGGTGGCTAGGTTACTCATTCGGCACTTGTTTTCCATGTACGCCTGGATGGCGTCTCTCTTTTCCTTCAATGCCGCGTCTTGCGTGTATGCTTCCCATTTCATCCATTGGTCATTGGGAAATAGGGCAGACAGGTAATTGGCATGAAGATTGTCACGAATCTGGCAGAGCTTTGGAATCGTGGTTTTATTCTTCCAGGGGAGCGTGCTGTTGCTCGTGGTAGACGTGTCAGTGGCAAAAAGGTAGTTTCGCAATTCTAGCTTCTGGTCCAACCACCCTCGGCGATTGTTGTTTTCCTCCACCCACATGTGGGTGATTTGGTCTGCCAGATTGCTTTTATCTACGAGCTTACAAACCTCTGCCACGCCAAGCTTAGGGGTACTCAAACTACACCCCCAAAGCGGTTATGGTAAATCACTTTACCTTTGGTCATGGTTGAACTCCTCACAGCTCTAGGCGCTACGGCAATATCAATGGCTGCCGTCAGTGCGTCCTTAATGTCGTCGTGCGGAGGCTTAGCCATAACAAGCTCGTCCTCCAGTTCGTTGATGATGCCCCCCTTGTAATGCCAAACCTGTAGGTTGTCATACTTGGGTTCCAAGGTTGCGCCTACGCGCTCTTCCTTGCTTCCTTCGTGACGATTGGGACGATACTCATCTACAATCAAATTCATGCCATGAGGCATGATGTAATTCTCTTTCAGGTCTCGCACAATTACTTGCTGAGCTGTAGTCACTTCGGCTCGGATTTTTCTATACCCCCACTTGTCGTAAGAGGTCTTGATTGCAGAGAAATAATCCTTGATTCTATCTGACTTGAATCGGTAGAGGTCTAGGACATAATATTTCTTCTCTGGGGTGACCCCCACTACGGCCAAGCAGGTGTTGTCTGCCTTACGAGCCAAGCTGAATGCAAAATCTATGCCTGCAAAAATGTTTAGAGGTTGGTCATGGATATACCATCTACCTCCTTCGATTCTCAGGTGCTTCGGGTCATAGTATTGAAACTTCTCCCGACTGATTCTCTGTGTGCTAGGGTCATTGGGATTGTTGTAATACTGGCTGTAGAATTGCGCCACATCCTCATACTCCGCCTTGATACGGCTAAGGATAGTATGATTGAAGCCAAAGTATTTACCATCATCTCGTCTAG